CTGCCCCCTATAGGTCGCCATAGTCCCAGAAGCTATAGTTATAATATCACCAGGATCAGGGCTTGCTACAGAAGCGACCCTGATTCCCATAGCTCCATCTAGCTCTTCAACATAGAAGTAGCCAAATTCTGGAAACGTTCTAGTCACTACCTTGTCTACAATAGACTCTGTCAAAGTAGACCCGTCAGGAAGTGACTTCAACCAAGCAATTGAGTGCTCTGGAGGAGGACCAGAAGGAGCAGGGTCACCAACTGGATCACCTACTGGCGGCATCCACTGAGCACAACACGAAAGTTGAATGCTCAGAAGAAGAACTATTGTGAGGATAGAAAGTGACCACTTTCTTGCCTTAGTCGAGTATCCAAACATCGCCTTCTCCTAACTGTGGATCAAATGATGGACCACAATCTGTTATTATAACTCGCTTACCATCTATTAGATGGATCTTCCCAATGAGCCTACCAACACGAGAAGTTGAATACTTTGGCTTAGAAGTTGTGTAAACCTGTAGCTTTGTAGGGCTGCTATCCTCAACAACAATATACGAACCAGCATCATCGGAGCTTGATAAGTATATGTTTAGCTTTCGGAGTCTCACCCAAGAGCCTTCAGACGGAGCGGCATCTATCAGAGCCTTAATTGTGTCATAGGTCTTCAAGCCCTTTATTGGGTGAGAAGTTGAATCTATTGATGAAGCACTCCTTGTCATAACTCCTGTCTTCAGAGTCCCTCCAAGGAGCTTTGCTTTCTTCACAGACTTCATTTGTGTCTTATATGCCCAAGGCATAGGCTCAACTATACCTTTTATCCCTGGTCCACCTCTAACAAGGAGTTTACCATCTTTATCAGTATACCCTGTAACCGTTGGATATTCAAGGACTTTGCGACCATCAGACATTGTGCTAATTGTCCCAACTAGGTCTATTGATTGGCCAGGGAGAAGAGTTGCTGGAGCAGAGGTATTAACAATAAGCGTATACTTTGTTGTATACCAATCGTATACTACAAAGTATGCTTGAGGTTCTTTGTATATTGCAAGGACAGTTACATTGTCCAATGTAACCTGTGAGCCATCAGTTTGAGTTTGTGCCCACTTTATTGTCCCTTCCCGATTATACCAATCAGGCTCACTAGGGGTAGCAGTCTTGGCTGCCTCAGCTGCTGCAACGTGGCTTGAATGAGACTTAGGGAGCTTTTCGACAGATCCATAAGCCAAACAGCACAGAAGCATAATGCTGAGCACAGAGGCCAGGCATTTTGTGCGTAGCATTGGTCACTCCTCCATAAATGTTCCTACATAGTATAGGACTACTTCTTAGACGAGTAGTTATACTACACAAGACATTTATAGTCAGCTTGACCAGAAAGAACTTCAAGATATAAGTCTTCGTGCATCTTAACCATATCTTCTATATTGAAGTTCTCTATTATATGCTTCCTTCCAGCTTCTCCCATACGCTTTCGCATATCAGGATGTTCCATTAGTTCAACTATACACTGAGCAGCGCAGTCGCTTCTCCCGCGTTCTACAACAAATCCTGTAGAACTGTCTATCACATTGTCTTTTAGACCGCCAGATGCAAAAGCAACAACTGGTATCCCGCAAGACTGTGCTTCGAGGGCAGCCATCCCTGTTGTTTCATTATACATTGAGCAGAATACAAACACAGCTGCTTCTCGATACTTTGCAGGCATCTCTGTATTGGGGACTCCACCAAGGACTTCAACAAACTCAGCTTTATCCCCAACTATCGACTTTATCTCAAGCCACTTCTCCCATCCCTTCCATTTCTGAGCACCGTGCGCACAGATGAACATGACTTTCTTATTGTTCTCATCGAACTCTCCAGGAGAAAATATCTCTGGATTCATACAGTTGTGTATGAGTTTCGTGTTAAGAAAACCATGGTTCTGGAACATCTTCTGTGAAGATGGAGTCTGGCAAATACAAACAGCATGTCGAAGAAGTTGGTTCCAGTAAGGATTGGTCTGATAGGCTCCACACATATTGTCACAGACTTCACAGACTCTATCCCCATGCTTGAACGGGTTAAGAGAGTCTGGAAATATCATCATCCTATTTGGAGAAGGACAGATTGCCCAATAGTCATGAAGTGTGAATAGGTAAGGGATATGCAATCCTTTCAGATATCTGACTGCTCCATCACCAATATGACTATCGGCTACATTGTGAAAATGAAATATATCACAACCAGACTTCTGATTTGCAACAACTTCATTGTCGCTTGTAGCAAAAGACACTTCATGTCCAATTGCTCGAAGCCCTTTAGACAAGTATCGGAGGTATGTCTCAGCACCTCCAACTTCCTTTATATCAGCATTGTGCTGATTTACAAGACAGATTTTCATATCTACCCCTTCTTGAACACAGCAACAAAAGAATGCCACATGCAATCTTCAGGAGTATATGAATCTACAAGCTCAAGATCGAGCTGATCTGTATACTCATAAAGAGTCTCTGGCCACCAGTCCTGTAAATGGCTAGGGTTTGCCTCTGGAGTCCCTGCCTTAGCATATACATCACCATGTGGCAGAACAATTATCATAAAGCCGCCAGGCTTCAGAACTCTTGCCCATTCTATCAGATGTAAGAGAGGGTCTACCAAATCCTCAAGAACATGTGAAGCATAAACAAAGTCAAGCTCACAATTCGAGAACATCGGTAGACCATCTTTTAGATCGTGATTACCATAGTTTACACCAGGGAGATTTCCGAGGTCAATTATGTCTACACCTATTGTCTCATCAGTTATCTTTTCGATGAAGCCACAACCTATATCAACCCCTCTGCCCTTACAATACTCAAGGACTAGAGGGGCAACTGTCGATGTCTCACTACCAGGTTTGTGATATAGTTTCTCTAACTTGTTCTTACCCATTATCCCCTCACATGGTCTATCGCATCTCTCCATCTGCGAATAGTATCTTCAGAAAGATTTGGATTTCTCCAAACAACATCATACATTGCTCGACCACTCTCATGGGATGACGCAGGGAGCAGAAGTCCCTCATCTTCACATATCTTCCACAAGTCGCTGCCCTTCGCCGGAGTGACAATAGAGACTTGTATTGCATCAAGAAGGCGCTCTTGTCGGAGCTTCTTAACAAGCTCAAAGGTCATCTTGAGGTCTTCTTCTGTTTCTCCATAGTTCCCAACCATGAAGAAACCAAAGTTCCTCATATTCGCCTTCTTTGTCATTCTGAACACCTCAGCGATATTCTCAACCTTTATGCCTTTCCGCATTATGTCGAGAACCCGCTGAGACCCAGATTCGCAACCCCACATTATAGTTCGACACCCAGCTTTCTGCATAGCGTCAAGTGTCTCTTGTTCTATGATTGCAGGATTACATCGACCCTGGCATCTCCATTTTATATCAAGGCCAGAACCTACTATTCCTTCACTTATCTCTTTGAGCCAGGAGTTCTGCTCTTTGTGCATCCCGATGAGCTCATCAGAATACACAAATAGACCTCGAATGCCGAAGTCATGATAAAGCCACATTGTCTCAGCAAGAATATGAGCAGGAGATCGTCTCCGATTCTTTGTCTTCCCGAATACAGGATGATTGCAGAATAAACAGTTGTGAGGGCAACCTCTATCCCACATAACAACTGTCTCAGGAGCAACGATCTGGTCTGGGTTTCCATGATAGTGGTTAAGATGCGGAGAGTAGTCAACCCAGTTCGGACGAGGTAGATCATCAAGACTTGCAAGAGGTATGCCTTTCTGGATACCTCTCTTCTTGTCTAGCAAGAGATCAACTACATTCCCCTCGCACTCGCCGACAACTACCTGGTCAACTCCAGTCTCCTGGAGAACCTCTTCAGGAACTGCTGTAGGGTGAGGTCCACCAATAGATATGAAAACATCAGGGCGAACCTGGCGAATAGTCTGTATGGTTTGCTTCGCACCAAGATAGTTGAATGAGCATGCATGGATTCCTATGACTTCGAGATCAGAAGAAGTTTCCTCTATGAGATACCTCTTCAGACGCTCCTGATCCCAATGTAGAAACTCAGCATCAACAGCCCAGACATCAATCCCTGCCTGCCTAAACATACCACTTATATATGGTATACCAAGGTTAGGATTGTATGTAAAGTGCTGATGAATGTTCATCCAATTTGGTGGATTCAGTAAAAGAACACGCATCGTTATCCTCCCGTAGCCTATTATAATCGAAACGCTAAATCCACCTGCTGCACAGGTGAAAAGCTATCCTAAGCCGAATACGGCTATAAATACTAATTCCTAAGTGCAAGGGTTGCAATCGCGTGAATTCACGTTTGATTGCTAATCCCAATCGGGTGGATTGTAAGAAGGGTGTTCAATATAGGGGAATCCCTGGGATATGACCTCAGACACCTTCTCTATAATCCTTGCCCCAGTTATCTTTCTAATACAATCAGACGCCTCAGGCAGCCCGCAAGGTCTATCCCAACAAGGAGAGCAGTTCAGCTCATTAGTGCGGATTGGATAACAACGAGGATAATATGTTACCCTTACTCCTTCGTGGATAGTAGTAAATACAGCAATAGATGGAGTATCAAATGCTGCAGCAATATGATAGCCAGAAGAGTCAGGACAAATAAGGAGTTTTGAATTTGCAATGATTGTGATTACTTGCCTAATTGTCACAGCACTCCATAGGCAAACCATATTAGGTCTACTGTGAAATAGGTTTGGCCACTGTTTCTCACCATAGACTATAACAAAATATCCTTCTGATATTAGCCAATCAACTGTCCTATTTACAGCAATAGGGTCCAAAGACCTGTGACCGCTACTTCCATATGGCTGAACAGCAACAACTGGCCTGCAATCAGGATTATGTGTCTTATTGAACTCCTCAAACCACACCTGCTCTTCCTCATGTAGTTTCAGACATATCCTGTGATCTTTCCAATCAAAATTGTCTGAGAAGGCCATCCCAAACAAATCTGATCTATGTATCTTAGCACAGATAGGATACTGTTCTGACCACCCACAGAGATTAACAGATACATCATAATCAGCTGGATTCTTACTTCCAATTGTTATGACTTCATCTATGAAATCGAGGTTCTCAATGAGACACACATATCGCTCTGATGTTGCATAAGCAATCTTCGCCTTTGGGTATCTAAGACGGAGATTATACACAAGATCAGTTGTTATTATTACATCTCCTGCTCCCATATCACGAATTACAAGAAGAGAAAAGTCTTCCTTTCCTTCTTCAACAAGTTTGTCCATCACTTCACAGGGAGGAACAATCTCGAACTGTCCAGATGGTGAAATCTTAGACCACTGGTATCGAGAGATACGGACAGGGTTATCATCCGAGATCATTAGCCATCGGCCATCAACTCTAACAGTCTTGTTGTGCCTTATTGCTGGATTCTTTTTTCTTCGGATGTAATAATAGCAGAGAGGAGGGTCTTCCTCAAATGTGCCTGTGTGGATGAGCCGATAGAACAAAGAATCATCTTGAACTGGTTTTGGCTCATCCTTGCGGAAGCAGAGGTTTCCGACGGTATACGACAGACCGCCACGAAGAGTTAATGTTCTCATAGAATCTGGCGCTCAGAGGCGCTCACTCAACTTTCCAGCCACTAGTGCTTAGGAAGCACCAGCAACTCTTACGTTGTATCCAGTCACCAGCGCGTTGACATTCTCAAGAATGTCGTCAGTGCGGGTGTAGGTCGTGCTCTCCCAGCCGTCCTTCCTGGGCTTGAACTCGAAGTAAACTTCGATGTCGCGTGTGATCACGTGAACGAAGTTCATCGGGTATGTCAGCCAGATGAAGGAAGCATCACCCCAGGACTCGCTCTCATTGAGAGAGTTCAGGTCCTCAGGAATGAGCGGGATTTCAACAATCGGAACACCGAACACCGTGAGCGGAGCGGCACCAGTCAGAGAGTTGTCACCAAGGGTGGTCTCTCTGTTGGCCAGCTGGTCGCGGTAGTCCTGGACGATTGACGGCGAGCAGAAGAACCGCAGAGCGGCACGATTCTGCTTGAACTGGACCGGAAGCGCACGAATCATCTTCGAGAAGACGGTCTTGCTGACGTTTCCGCCCTGGACATCAACGGTATGACCGTCAAGGCCCAGCTTGAACCAGCCGTCATTTCTCTTGAGAAGTCGCCCTCTCCGAGTTGCCACAGCAGCATACTGCTCCTCGTCGCCCTGGATAGCCAGAAGCTCAAGGTCAGTGCCGATGCGCTTGCCGATTGACGTCATGACTGTCGTGCGGTAGCCCGTTCCCTCGATGTTCTCCTCAAGGGATTCCCTTGAGATGTCGATCGCAGAGCGGAGCTTCTTGGTCGAATACTCGACCTTGGAGTGAGTCGGCTCGAACACATTCCCAGTGTCCTCCAACTCGTCCGCACCCTCGGTCACTACATCACCGAACTCCAACTTGTCGAACTCGCCCTTCGGATTGTTCCTGCGCAGAACGCGGCACATCTTTAGAAGAGTTGAGCTATCGACAGTCAAGTCGATGAATGCGTTTGCCTGCTCTTGATTTAGACGACCGCCTCCATCAAGAGTAGTGGTGGTTATTGCTTTCTGAAGCTTGTCTCCAGCACCCAACTTAGTTTCACCTCCTTCACGTGGGATTATTCAGATGCTGCAGCCATGCCTGCCGGGAACAGACTGTCGAAGATTCCTTCGCCTTCGCCCTTCCCGCCAACCGCATCGACTGATTTGCGCATTCCCCTGGATTCCTCCAGAGCATTTACGCGCTCGGAAACGTCCTTCATAGTGTCAACGACACTCTTCAGGCCCTCTCCGAACTGAGCAAACAGCTCGGTGACGACTTTGGTTCCGTCACCAGAGTTCTGCGGCGCAGCTTCTCCAGCAGCCTGAGACCCAGTCTCCTGGCCCTCACCGGCAGCCTTGTCCAGCTTTGCCATGAACTCGTCCAGCTTCGTGGAGATGCCGCTGACATTATCATTAATACCAACCAAGTCTTCCTTGGTGGCATAATTGGACATATCAATGCCCAGGGCAGCAGTCATCTCGTCTTTGCCCTCGCCCTTGATCCACTCAACAAACTGAGCTATCAAGCCCTTGTTTGCCTCCTGCTCTTGGGTCTGGTCTGTGTTCTGATCGGCCACTTTGTTTTCACCTCCTTTATTGATACACAACACAAGTGAACCGCCCTGGTTCGTTACGAACTGATAGACCGCTCCAGGGCATACAGGTCTATCACAGAGTGAAATCCTATCAATCACTATCTCAGTGAGATCACACTCAAGCCTTCCTTCCTCAACATACTCTCTAACTGCAAGAATATCCCCACCGAGAGAAAATCCCTTGTAGGTTCCATCCTTGACTTTATCCCATGCAGAGTCATCAGACACATGGGCACCAGTAAGAAGGCCAATATCGTCAATCTGAAGAACCGGAGCGTTACCAACATTACCATTGTTGTGCTCCTCGTCAATTATCGGGTTCTCCATATAAGCAGGAAGAGCGTTCTCAACTGCTTCCTTGGTCATTCGCTCTCCCTCATAGTCTCTTACACCAAAGAGAGTTGAATAACCATAGACCAGTCTCTCATCTTCCTTTATGCCATTCTTGACAAATGGAGAGAACAGCTCAAACCGATTCTTGCCTTCCTCTTTATAGACTCTTATTGAAACCTTTTCAGACTGAGAGGACATCGGTTCAGGAACTCGCTTCGCAAAGCTCTCTGGTATTCTCTCAAACTTGCTTGCGTCAAACTTCAGCCCGTTCACAACAAGAGTCTTCTTATCTAGGCAAGCGGCAATTGGCATCATCTGATCATCTATGCGATCTGCAAAACCATTCTCTACAGCATCTTTTGCCGTAAGCCACGTCTCAGAGTTCAGCATGCTGATAAGTTTCGCTCTATCAAGCCCTGTTCTTGCTTCGTAAGTCGCAAGCATCGTCTCTCTTGCTGTATCAAGAAGGTCTGCAACCTTCCGCAAGTCCCTGGCATCTCCCCAGGCCATCGTGGAAGGGTTGTGAATCATGAGCGCAGCATTCCTCGGCATGACTATATCATCGCCAGCCATGAGGATTATTGTTGCAGCAGAGGCAGCAAGGCCATCGACATAGGTAGTAATCCTTGCCTTGTGGTTCTTCAGCATGTTGTATATTGTGTTTGCTGCAAAAAGGTCACCACCAGGAGAGTTTATCCTCACCTTGAGGCCAGTTATATCCCCAAGAGCAGCAAGGTCGTCTGCGAGTTTCGATGGTGTAACATCATCATCCCACCAAGAGTAGTCTGCGATCTCACCATAGAATAGAAGCTCTGGGTCTTCACCATTCACAGACTTGCGGAGCGACCAAAAAACCTTACTCTGGTCTACAGTCTGCTTCCCAGACTCTACAACTTCCTGAGTTTCCTCAAGGTCTTTATCTTTGGTATTATCTGCCATTGGCTATGTTCTCCGTAGAAGTCTACGTCCTTATACTCCACAACGGAGATTAAACCATTTGTGTGGGGAAAGCACAGTTATCAGGAAATACCAGAGGTTGAAGCCATCGGTCCTTGTGCTATCCCCACACATCCGCTGCCTACCAGATACTCTTGGCTAGGCAAAGAACGTAGCGAGTTTTTCACTTAGCTGCTTCGGCTTTGGAGCACAGATTCCATTTCCATTCTTCCAAAGCTCAAAGTGTAGGTGCGGATGCTTGACCTTTCTCCCGACCCATCCGATGATTTGGCCTTTCTTTATTTCATCACCTACATGGATCGTTTGATGGACATGCAAATGAGCATAGACACTTCGGTATATCTTATCAGAGCCTGTTCCAGTTATGATTACACAGGCAAGAGTTCCATCTGGGTCACGGACATCTGCTACATATCCAGAATGTGCAGCATAGACAGGAGTTCCTGCATTGATAAACCAATCAATAGCATCCCTGTCCATCTTGATATACCAACCTGTTACTACGTTGTGGCCATCAACATTTGCAGGTCGATACTTCGACCGACCATGCAAAGTAGTATTGACCTCAAGAGCAGAAAGGTTACACTTTAGTGGATTCTGTAGCTTTTCCATGCTTCTTACCCCTTGACACAACCTTAATCTTGTTCATATGCCCGCAACGAGGACATTGAACTTCGCCAACTGTCCCTGCACGATAATGACCAAGAAGTCTCTGACCAGGATTTGATACACCAGTATTCTTGTTTGTCCCACACTGAGGGTTCTGGCAACGGACTGGATAAAGTTTCTCACCAGTCTGACCGGGCAACTTCTCTCGTGCAGCAAAATGCTCTTTTCCCATTCTAACCTCTCACAAGTTGAGCGAGTTCTCTAACTGCATTTTGGGCACCAGGAGACTGAGGACCACCTTGTGAAGCTAGATCATTATCATCAGCTGGTGGCCTACCTCCATCAGAAGCTCCCTGGTCTGATCCAGAAAGCGGGTCTGTAGGTTTGGCACTCAAATCTCCGGTGCTCAATTCTTCAATATCCTCGATCTTAACAAGGCCAAGGGGAGTTATCTTGAATAGAACATCTCCACCCTTCTTAGCAGGAAGACCAAGTTCTCTGCGAACCTCGTTTAGAGTCATGACATTGGATTCGATGTAGCCGCGATAAATCTGCATTTTACGCAGCTCATCTAAACTATCAATCTCGTTGAATCGGAACTCCCATGTTGTTATTCCAAGACTCTCAGAGACGATATACTTATTGATGATGAACTCACGTTCAGACTGGATTGGCCGAATAACCTGCGACTTGAATACTTCAAGATCGACCATCCCCGTATCTCTATTGAAGTTAATACCCTGAATCGGGAGTAGGGAGCCAGGGACTCTGTGCGCAGTGACAATCTGGTCACAGTTGTCCTTTCGGTATTGACGGAAGCTCGCATCAGTGACTTCTGTAGCAAGTTTCTCAAAGACGATTTCAGATGCCGGTATCTCTTGGCCATGGTCATCGAACTCTTTCCCTGGAACCTCAATGACAAGAGTTCCGTGAGCATGTCCCTTAATATCCTCTTCAAAGAACGTCTGGATTTCATCCTGAACTTCCTCATCAAAGCCTCCACCCTTGAATATTACTGCCATTCTCGGAACAGCGTTGTTATCAAAGAACTGTTCCTGGAACTCTGCAGCTGCCTTATCTCCTGCACAAGCATCAAGGGCAGCGACAATGTCACTCATTCCATACCAGAAGTTTTCTGGGTTATACTTTCTCTGGATTATTACTTCATTCGCCCAGAACTTCTCATCAATCTTTACAGTGTCGTCTTCTACGCCTTCCTTGTTTATCCAGCGAACCTTCTGATTAGTCTTCCCATAGTTGTCTATGATGCCACAAACCTGTCCATTTCTAGCATCCATTACAATAGGAAGGCCAACCTTCTTGAAGAAGACCCTGCTATTTGCATTGAATGAGCCCATCTCTATATTGAAGTTGCCAAAGGCTCCAACGCCGGAGTTCTTTACTTGGCAAACTCCAATATTGTTAGACATCATCCTGACAGTTACTGCCGGCATATGATATACTTCGACAATCCTGCCTTTGTTATCCCGAATTACTTCCCAGCAAGCAAATCCAACAGACTCCTTGTCAATATCTGTCTTACTATTGACATTTGTAAAGGACTCTTCAGGATTGATATTCTTGAAGTGGGTCTCAAGAATCTTTCTATTTGCCAGGTGAAGTTTATACTGAGCCTCTAGCTCTGCAAGCTTGTCCTCCTCTTCAGGAGTCAAAGGCCCAGTTCCCTCCAATGGCTCAGGAATAGGAGAGGTAGTAACAGATGTTTCATCACCACCATCGAATTGGCTATCACCCTCTATGTCCTCAATAGGTGGTGGTGGAGGAGTCTGCTTATTCATCTCCTCTATCTGAGCAGCCCTCTGCCTTCTTTTCAGAGCGTTTATCTCACCAAGAATCTCTTGTTCGTTGAAATCCTTGGCAACAAACCTATATCCTACTCCAGATATACAGGCAGACTTAATGTTTACGCAGAAGAAGTGGGCGTAGTTTGACTTATACAGCTTAACTAGGTTCTCAAGAGGAAGTTCTGGCTTTACAAGGTTATCCTTTGTGTATCGGAACTGCCTCTCCAGCTTTGCAACCTCAAGCTGTTTCGATCTATTCTGTGCTGTGCTAGGGACTTCTGGAAACTTCTCTTCAGTTTCCATCCCTATTCCTGCTTGGGCCTTCTGCATCGGCCTAGCAACAGCACCAACTCGCCTAACTTTGACTTTGCGATCGGACATATCTACCTCAGAGGGATTTGACTAATTCGTTATTCCCTTATACTACAACGTCAACCGCGACCAACACGGTGCACCCGGACTTTCCTTTGTGTTCTTCTTGTTGTAGATGTATTCTTTAGAAGATACTCAAAGGCGATATCACAATATGCAGAGGTAAGAGCAAGGTGGTCTTGACCAGCATATACCATTTCCTCTACACCATCACGATTCTTGCGCACTTTGATACTCTTATGGTGCTCTAGCCACTTCTCAACCCTAGTTTGCGACTTATCTTTCGCAAACTTTATCTTATCAGTATCATGAGGAAGCCAGATTCTCTTATTCTTGAGAAGAACAAAGTGGCGCTTTAGGATTCTCTCCTTGAAGCAAACAACATGATGGTTCTTTAGGTTGAACTTTGGCTCAACCGTCCCTACAGAGTTCGATGCAACTTCCCAGAATACATCACCAAGAGCCTGCTTGAGACGATAACCACGAGAATCTGAGTAGCCAATGTCAGCCATAACCATACAGGCTTCAGCCTGACGAGCTAACTCAATCATCCTATCAGGATGATCATCAGGATTTGTCGATTTGAAGCACTCTATCCAGATGATCTCACCATCAGGGTTGTCATCTTCTATGCGACGAATCTCTGCCCAAGACCAAGGAAGCCCCCAGTCTATTGACATTATTGCCTTTCCACCAGTCCTTGAGTCAGGATCAAGTGGGTGGTCTCCCATTATAGAATCATAATCTATCGTTTCAACTGACCCTTCAGAAGAGCCACGATAAGGAAGACCCCAGGTATAGTTATAATAGTCAGCTTCTAGCTGGGATGTCTCCTTCTTATGGAGAATATCTGCCGCAGAGATCATCGGGGACATTGCCTGAGTTATGTGATACCCAGACATTTCAGGCTTTCCTTTAGCTGTAGGCTTCCAGAGTCCTGTAAATCTATTCAGTTTTGTCTTACATCGTAGACAACCGAAGTATGGCTCAATATGTTCCTCATCTTCCTCGTAGAACATAATGTGCTCTTCAGTTATAAACTGCTCTTCTCCACAGCGATTACAGGTAACATACCACTCTTTCTGATCTGTATCAAGATAAAGAGTGTGGATACCAAAGCCTTCTATGGTTGGAGTCGAGTAGTCTGTCTCATATCTATAGGCTGAACCGTCCATTCTCGCTCTAAGAGAACCAATGATGTCAGGTTTCTGCCTATCAAACTCGTCGATATAGATAAAGTCAATGTCCATCATCTGAGCAAGACGAACATCCCAAGAGCCTCTAAGAATCAAGAAGCTATTCTTTACCTGCTTTCGACCAAGGTTGTCAGTTCCCTTACCAGACCAGCGAGTGATGTATGGAGAATCCTCAAAGATTGGACGGACACGAGTGTCAGAGAAGATTCCTACATCAGAGTCTGTTGGAAGAGTGTAGAGGGCTTTAGTTCGATCATTCTTACAGAGTCGGCAGACACAGTCACGAGCCATGATCTCGGAGATTCCCATCTGAGCAGACTTCATGACTACCTTGTGGTGGGCAGGATCATTAAGAATGTCTATCTGGAAATCTCTGTTCTTATATCCAAAGGCAGAAGCACCCTTGCGAGTATACTTGGCAATCCACTCAGCATTTGGAACTTCATAGAACTCAGAGTCATCAGCGCTATCTATAGCCATGACGATACACGAGCGGACAAAATCCTCAAGGACACGCCCTTGCATCTGCCGCTCTACATTCTCATCAGAGGTTATTATTCTTCTCTCAGTCGTCATTGCATCGCGCTTTTCTTATAGGGAATCGGGAGGTATTCTAGGTCGTCTTAGGATTGAAAGGCCCTGCATTCGCGTGAATTCACGCTCGTTTTTAGGGCTTTACCCCTCGATTCTAGCCCGAAACCGCCTTCCCGGTCCCCCACTCCTCATAGCAGAACGAACACTATCCTCCGGCTGCTTAATACCAGCTTCTCTCCTCATTCGCTCTGACATACCCATCTGGGCAGATTTCTGGACTACAGTCTGCCTTGGTCTATCATTCAATGATTGTCTGTTGTCGCTCACGAACTGCCTCCAGTATTCTTCGTCTACACTCAGGACAAAGTTGCCCATTGATAAAGGCCATTTCTTTGGTTACAGCAGTCTGAACCTTCTCCATTATCTCGGACTCATCACCCTGAAGCGCAACTACTATCTTCTTATCACGAAGTTGATCGTATGCAGCATTAACTGTCTTCACCGTTGACTCAAGAAGTCGGATGAAGTAGTATTCCTTCTCTTTAGCATTTTGGCGTGGCTGCCTACCAGCGACCTCTACAGTGACTCCACCTTCATCTTCATTTGCTTCCATATCTGCCGCAGCGCTGGCAAGATCATCAGCCATCTTTCGGACAAATTGTGCCAGCTTTACTTTGCTGAGGGCAGCCTCGTGGACGAGCGTTAGGTCACCAAATGCCTGATCGTAAAGGTCCATCTCCTCTTCAGAAAGAGATTGGGAATATAGGCCATGTTCTACAGGTCTACCAGGTGGGCGGCGTGTTCCGTCTTCCTCGCGGATAGCGGTGCCAGCACCATGGACAGAGCATACATCATAACCATCTCTTGCCACTCTTTGACACCTCTCTCCTGTTGCCTTGCACATCGCTGTGCACTGGCGTGCTCTTCCTTCTGCTATAGCTCTTTGTAGAGTATTTCCTGCGTCGTGGTTAGCCATCGTAATCTCTTATATACCAGAAGATGTGCTAAAGCAGAGAAAAGGCTACTGGTATCTAATCAGCAGCCCTTTCTCCGCCTTGTGCCTCTTGCACCTTTGCTCGATCTTCTATAATCTTCTAGGAGTTTATCAGGTTTAGAAGTCGCAACTTTATCTTACTACACTTATCACAACGGAACTGAGGGTCGGGGTCTTCCCTTCTATCATAACCACGAGGGTCGAACCGAAGACGCTTAACAGGGCCGATGTGACCACAGTCGTGGCAGACTCCTAGCCTTTTGATCTCCCACTCTTGGAACTGCCGAACACCAAATATAACTCTGTCTACCCAAAAGAATATCAGAGCGCCAATAAAGTTTGCGACAATCGTTCCCAATATTCCAGGACCTAGCCACAATATGACTACCCATAGAGTAGGAGAAG